GCGGATATCGAGCGGGATGCCGAACACTTGGGCCGTAAATTCCCAGCCAAGGCATGGCACCAAGCGATGAAACTCGATTTCCTACCAGACGAGAATGCTCCTGGTTTTGATCCGGCATGGGTCATGGAGGGTTATCACAAATGGTCAGAAATCCCAGGGCGAGAGGAACCTGTATTGATTGGGAGCACTACACAACTGACGGACGCGGGCATGAGGCGGTATGTATTGGCCGTTGAATCTCACATGTCCCAGGAATACGGGGTCACATTCACGACAAAACTTGAACCACCACGAGGTAAAAAGTGACGAGGAACGAGTCTAAGGAAAACCCATGAACACTAAAGATCTCGAGCGTTGGTTCCGTAGCCCCTCCGACTTGGAAGTGTGGGAGGACATTGCCACTTGGTTCCACCAGGAGACGGGACACCTCCGACCCGGCAAAGATAAACCCATCGGATTTCACCAGACCAATGAGGGCGATCCGGATTGCTGCCACGACGCATGGCTCTTGTGGGTCGATGCAAAGCGGATAGACGCCCAGCGGAGCCTACTTGACGAGCGTCGGCGACACCTTGAAGCCTTCGACCGAATCCGCCTTGAGGATTTGAGCGCCTTCGACTGTAAACTGATCGCCGCCAGGGCTCAGGGACTCATCTCCTAATCCTGCCCATCGAAGAACCCAACCATGACGAGAAGCACCAAATCTAAGGAGAGCCCAACCATGACCGAGAAACCCCCGATTTTCTGTGACATAGGAACGATGATCCGCCAAAACCTCCCACGGGCACTCTGCAACATCGGGTATCACGTCGATTCTGGACTACCCCCCGGAACCCTCGAGATCTGGCAGGATGGGAAGCGGCTCTGTCGGGTCATAAATATTGGGATTAAATGCACCTGCCATTCAGAACCCGGAGAGGACGGACGCCTGCACTTGATACAGTGTCCCAAGTGCGGATCACAACCGCTAGATGAGTATGCCTAGAAGGAGTGCACAAGCATGACAAGAAACTACCGAATCCTGGGGAACGGTCTTGGATGCCTGAAAGAGCTGCTCCCGAAACCCACAAAGCCGGGACGCCAGGAAGTCGACCACTACCTGAAAATCTACGGACTGACCCAAGCCCCGCACGAAAAGGAGGAAGAAAGTGCCGATTTACCAGTATCGCTGCCCTGACTGTTGCCTGAAATTCGAGCGGATCCAGATCATGGACGCCCCTGAGATCACAGACTGCCCAGGGTGTGATGGAGAACTGGCCAAGCGGATTCCGAGCGTTGTAAACTTTGAGATCGGGGGAGAGTGATGGCATGGCACTTCGTGAGATGCACCTCTTCGCCGGCGCTGGAGGTGGGATCCTCGGAGGGATCCTTTGTGGACATGTGCCAGTATGCGCCGTTGAGTTGGAGGAATACCCTAGGTCTATCCTGCTCCAACGCCAACGAGATGGGATCCTGCCTTGGTTCCCCATCTGGGACGATGTCCGAACCTTCGACGGTAAACCCTGGCGTGGACACGTCGATATCATATGTGGTGGATTCCCGTGCCAAGACATCAGCAGCGCAGGAAAACACGCTGGAATCGACGGGGAACGTTCGGGCTTATGGTCTGAATTTGCCCGAATCATTGGCGAGGTGGGACCAAGTTACGCATTCGTGGAAAACTCCCCAATGTTGGTTAATAGAGGGCTTGGACGAGTTCTCGGCGCCTTGGCCTCGATGGGGTATAATGCGGAATGGGGAGTGCTGGGAGCAAGGCACGTTGGCGCCGACCATCATAGGGACCGAATCTGGATATGTGCCCACTCCAACCGCATCAGATTACAAGGGCGGGTCCGCGAACGATGCGAGATACAAAAAGCGGGGGGCGAGGACCAATTTAAGAGACTGGTGCAGTTTTTATTGCAACGCGGCGTATCCTCCGGTTCTCGCGGTCGAATCGCTGATGGTGTGGCCAATCGGATGGACCGACTTAAGGCCGTTGGGAATGGACAAGTTCCAGCAGTGGCAGCACTTGCATGGACAAAACTACACAATCAGGGGGATTGAATGTCATTAGCCTGCACCCATCCAGTGAAATATTGGGCGCCAGATGGAACGATGAAATGCCGGGTTTGCGAGGAAGTGCTGCCGCAGTATGCAGAAAAGATTGGGCTGGCATCTCAACATTGCCCCTTGACAGATCCACTACATGAAACAACAATATAATGGATGGAGAAGCCATGGAAATAATCGACTCTAGTTTCCGAGATGAACTTGAAAGTATCATCAATAGGCACAACATAGAGGATGGATCTAATACGCCTGATTTCATTCTCGCGGATTATCTCCGTGATTGTCTCCGCGCCTTCAACGCGGCGACCAAGGAACGATCCCGCTGGTATGAACACGAGCCGCGCGAGAATGCTGTGTTGACCGGTGAGGCTTCGCCTAATCCGCTTTCCAAATAATTGATGTCCTCCGGCCAAACGGGCCTCTACTGTAGGGAGTGACTATGGCTTACCCTAATAGCCCTATCGATGATGATGATTATGGGCAAACTCGGTGGCATTTAGTCCGAGAGAAGAGAGCGTTTATCCCTGATTGGATGTGGAGGATTGTGGCTCCGATTGCAGATACCTATCCGTTAGTCTGGATGTTGACGAAGAAAACCCGCGATGAAGAGTGACGATAGGCCGGTTCATGAGATTCTAAAAGCGATGCCATCCGCCCAAAGGGAAGGAGCTATCCGAAACGCATCTGCAGAAATAATCGAACTCTTGCATACGGTATACGTATCGGTAGGATTCCCAAAAACAGATGGAAGGTGGAGCCCCTATATGGCACACTGCCTAGAGGATATTAGGCAAAAAGTCTCGAATCCGCCTTCCATCCGGCCAGAACCTTAAAGTTCGCTTGCGCGCGCCTAAATATTGCCTATACTGATGGTCGTGGGGCTCACCGCTAGTCGGGCACAAATGGGCTAGACCATTGTGAATCCAAGCCCCACAACTACTTTCATGCCTCTGTCAACCCTGGATATCGCACACGTATGCAAGGCAAAATTGGCCAATATTGAGGACAACTGGCCATGTATCGTTGATGCACTGGACGGCCTAGGTATCAGGTCTGACCTTGTGGAAATTGCAGCAGCGGCCACGGTGGCGGTTGAAACCGCGCATACATTCAGGCCGATTGATGAGTTCGGAGGCGCGTCCTACTGGACCCGGATGTATGAGCATCGGAAGGATCTTGGGAACATTATGCCTGGGGACGGAGCATTGTTTCATGGCCGTGGATACATCCAGATCACGGGACGTTCAAACTACCGAAAATATGGGATTGAAAACGATCCAGACAAAGCGCTTGAGCCCGCGAAAGCGGCTGAGATTTTAGCCAAGTATTCCCAGGATCGCGGAGTAGATAAGGCTGCCAACAGATCGAGGTGGCGTGACGTAAGACGCCTAGTCAATGGTGGATACAATGGGTGGGATGAGTTCAAGCGCATCGTTGACGAGTTGCTTCCTACTGTTATGGAGGTCATCCATTGATACCTCAGATCCCTACGACTGGCCCGAAAGCATGGGTTACACGCCTACTGGAGCGAGGCGGCCCCCAGATCAAGAAAGTTGCCTATGGGTCGGTGGTGTTAGCGTCGATCGCATGGCTTTCTATCGACCTGAGGCATGGGATATCAACTAACTGGATAGCGGCCTATGCGATTTTGACAAGCGCGGTATCGACTGGATACCTAGTTGGTAAGAAAATCGGGCTCGCGGGCTCGGTCTCCCCCGGTGGCGTATCTCCTGGGAATGATCCCAGTGGGTGTGCTCGCGCCGAAAAAGCCGGGGTTGACTTGTGACATTGCGTTATTGGCTTCTCGCCTGCCTCGCCTCATGCCTAATAGGTGCATGGGCAGGATGGTATTCCGAGCATTCACGCGGCGTGGCCCAAGCCGTGAAAGTCCTGGCCGAAAACGAAAAACTGAAGGGACAAGAGGATGCGCTCAAGCACTCAGAGGCGACAGCTCGGCAGGATGCGGCGGACGCGGACGCTCGCGGCGTGGACAAGGATAGGATGGTCAAAGATCTCCAATCTGAGTTGGCAAAACTCCGAGCCCAGGCCAATCCCATGGTGTCCGGGGGTCCTGAGCAATATCCCGATACCGGATCCATCGGAGCGCTGGCCGATGTGGTTGGACAAACGGAATTGATGCAGCAAATAATCACGGCGCAGGACGCAAGGCACGAAACGGATGAAGAGCGGATCAAGGCCCGGGATAGGCAGATCGACGCCCAAGGCAAGGCGCTGATCCTGGCTGACCTGCGGGCGGATATCCTAGAAAGTCAAATCAGAAGCGTGACCAAGCCGCGAACCTGGGCGGCTGGCGTTGCGTATGGATCGGATGGTCAGATGGGCGTTTCAGTGGAACGCGATCTGGGGCCAGTCAGAATCGGAGCTGATGTCGTTAGGCATAAGTTGCCCGGTAACAACACAACCCTGGAGGCCGTGGGCCGATTGCTCTGGAGATTCTGATGGTCGCTGAAGTTTCGTTCAACGGATTCCTGGGAGCGCTACTTGTGGCTATCCCGAACTGGTATTTTTTAAAGCGGTGGATTGATTCTGTCGACGCTCGTTTTGATAAGCAGGACCAGAAAATAGATGCGATGGGGCAGAAGGCGGAATCAGCCAAGCGCCGAGTGGTTGACCTAGAGCGGGTCCACCAATTCAAGGGGTGTCTCGATATGGACACTCACCCATCAGTAGACCCTGAAGACCGAGATTCGACGCCACCTATCCGAGCGACAGGAAGGCATGCTGTAGGGCAGCCTAGTTGATATGAGCCCAATCCTATCAATATGCATTCCAACCTTTAACCGTTTGGAATGGCTGGTAAAGTGCTTATGCGCAGTCTTCGCCCAGGTAGATCTATTACCTCTTGGGACTGTTGAAGTGGTGGTGAGCAATAACGCCAGCACGGACGGAACGCGGGAGTATTTGGATAGTATTATCCGTCCATATTTCGTCGTGAACCACAATCCTGAGAACAATCACGGGCGTAATTTCTGGACTGTTGTAGAAAAGGCGAGTGGTGAGCACGTCTGGCTTCTCGGTGATGATGATGAGCCGCTCCCTGGTGCAGTCCAAAAAGTGTTGGAAACGTTAAAAGATGTGTGCGATTGGGTTATCCCATTCCTGACAGTAGAGCACAAAGATCTAACGACCACCCCGCTGCGGATCGTGGATGGTAGTTTCCCGCTGCGGTGGGACCTGAGCGCTGAAAGCGATTTTGCGAATTTAGCAAGTAGGTCCCGCTCATTGGCAGCATTTGGCGGGCTCATCAGCGTGTTGATTGGCAGACGGCAATTACTCCTGGATGGGTATGAGGCCACTTGGGGATGGAGCCATGATACAGGGTTCGCCCATGTCGCCGCCCTGCTGCATGCGTCCTCTGAACCAGGAAGCGTCCTGGCGGTTATCCCTGAGCCCATGGTGCTGTTCCGCGAATATAACGATGCCGTGGGCCAAACAGATCCATGGACTAGGATCATGATTGACCTGCGGGCCTGGGTAAAATTCGGTGAAATGCAGGTTGCGGGAAGACCACGAATGACCGATATTGAGAGAGCCGCATGGTATGGCGTCTTGCGCCGTCACCACGGGCTGAAACCAATGCGGACACTATCAACATTTCGAGATGAGGCACATCCATGGGAAGAGGCAAGGGCACTGCTGTTAAAAGTGGGCTACCGAAAGGAACATGTAGCACTGGCGGGGGCGATGCCTCAGAGGTATCGGATCAAAAGATAGTAGGTCTGGAATGGATTGAGGGCCAACTGCGCTACAACCGTAGATGTAGATCATATTGGTGGCAACTATGGTGGTCTATTTGTAGGTTGTTGGATGCTATTCTGGGGAGACTGTGATGAGCATACACGAGCCAGACGCATGCGATGGGCTGCCCCCAATTGAATGGAAAGCCATTGGCGAGACTCCAGAGCAAACAGAGGCGCGTCGTGCGGACCAGGCAGCATGGAATAAGGCGCGGGAAGAAGAATGGAAGTTGAAGTTGGCCAAAGAAGATGAGGATATTGAGACGGTATTAGGATGGGCCGCATGCGCCATCAGGGAAATGGAAGGGACAAATAACGCGACGACAGATGTGGATTTGGCCACTATTGAACGCGTCCGGGCCATCCTAGAGCAAAGAGACCGGGAGATGTAAGAATGTTCCACTGGATAACAGAATGGTTCGCAGACCGAATGATACCATATGATCGCAGGTTCACCGCGAGAGAGCGGTATGAGTATGAAAAGCTCGCAGAGTATAACGCAGAGGTTAGTCGTGGGATTGCCCACACTCCTGAGTGGAAGCAGAAGATGAAAGAATTGCAGGCCATCTTCGACAGTGACCAGAGATTTAACCCCTGTTTTGATTGCAGAAAGAAGCCAGGAGAAGTAACACTAATCCAAGGAGACGATCTGAAATGACAGACAAATATTGCAAGGACTGCAATAATTACACACCTAATGGAATGTGCTCTAGATTCAGGACGGTTGACGCTGTGACAGGAGAGCGGCAATGGATAATTACGTCTGCAAAGAGGGAACGGGAAGGGCCGTGGACTATTGATTGTGGTCCTGAGGCTAAGTATTTCGACCCCAAGGCGAAGACATACGTTGGAGTTGACCCCGCGTTCCCGGGCGGAATAAACATAATCAAACTAGAGCAATCTCGTGCTGGATGCCCCCACAAAAACAAGGCCGCCACAGTAAAGTCGGATTGGGAACGAAATAGGGATGAACTCAACAACCCGCCACCGTTCAAAAACTATCGACTTCGCGGTCATGTGGAAGAAGATTGGAGGCGTAAGCCAGATCGCCAAGTCCGGGTTGAAGGTGATCAACTTGAATTGGTCCTCATCATGGAGCGGGAAGCTATCTTCGCGAAAGATCAAGTGGCAGAGATGGTGAAACGAGAAAAAGCACTGCAAGATACCATTGGTAATCTGCGTGAAGCTATTGAAAAACAAAGCAATGCGCTAGTAGAAACGATGGAAGAACGCGACCACTGGAAGGCATCGGCAAAGAAGACGGAAGGGCTGCCTGAGGTGTTGAGGGACCTCAATCGTGCGTTACAAGAAAAAACTAATCGCATCTCATATTTATTGGAACAGATAGGCATGTGGGAGGGGTCCGTTAAACTTGCGCGCCAAGACGAGCGCCGTAAGTGTTGGGAGACAGTCATGGGCCTAGTTAAGTCTTATCCCAATGACGAATCGCCTACCGGATACAACAGCCTCTTAGATGCAGCTAACGCCATTTGTCCAGAAGGGGAGGAGATGATATGACAAAGAGATCTTTCAAGCGTCCACATGGACCACAAGTCGCAATCCATATTGGAATAATCCACCCTGAATACGGCATGTCTTTTGTGGATGGAGAAGTTGACCCAGAATTGATTGATCTCATCCTAAAAGACATAAATAGAGATACACTTAACAGGATTGGATTTCTTTTTGAGCCATTCTTGGAGTGCGCCTGTACAGGGATGGTTGACCATATTCTAGGGGAGAGTTTTCATAGCATCCGTATTAGACAAATGGAGGCGGAAACGCGCAAGCGTCTAGAAAACTACGCAAAGCGTATGCTGGAGGAAGACCAAAGACCATGAATCTCGATCCGTGGGTCCAACACGAGGGGTGCAATTGGACATCTGGCCGGTCAGCCGTGGAGTCTCCCCAGACCGGGAACAACTGGAGACCTCGGCCCCTCACTTTTTCGTTGAAATTCCACCAAAATAACGTATACTAGTAGAGAGGTGAATAGATGCCAGGGTATGTCCAGCCAACCAAACGATGTGGAATATGTGGCGGGGAATTTGTCCTAGTAATGGATCCCATTCGTGTCGTCCATCTTCAGGTGTGTGGGCGATGCGGGGCGGATCTATTTGATCCCCGTCATGGACATCATAAAAACAAACCCAATAGCATAGGACCAGAGATAGACGTATTGATGGCCAACTACCGGAGCCGAGTTGACGAGTTAAATAGTCAGATAGCCGAGGAAAACGAGAAGCTTTCCGCAAAATTGGTTGAACTGTATAATAATCGAGCGAGGTGAATGGATGAGATGGCCATGGAGCAAGAAAGAGCCGAAGGAAACCCCCAAAGTTCAACCACCTGAGCGTATAAGGAAAGCCAGGGTTGAACCATGGTATGAGGCCTGTCAATGCCACTGTGGATATACAATCCCGAAAGGCACATACATGCCAGTGATCTGCCCAAGGTGTGGGTGTAAATGGATCGCCGAAGATGTCGTTGTCCGTGAGGAGTGGGAAGAGACACGAGGAGAATATACAGGCATCGAACGTAATCACAGGCAAGTTACGTGGACAGAATGCACACACCGAGGAGGCTAGCCATGGGCTGCAAAGGTAAAGGTAAGGGCGGTCGGAAGTAACACGAGAATGGAGAGGTGATATATGGCAGGACCAGGTAAGCGCGGACCAGCCAAGGGCACTAGGCCAAAACCGCCCACTGTAGGCGCCAATAGAGGGAATGCGGGCAAAGGGAGGCCTAAAGGTCAGCCCAACAAGGTCACGAAGGCGCTCAAAGACATGATCCTCGGCGCGCTGGACTCAAAAGGCGGACAAGATTGGCTCATTGAACAGATGGATGAGAACCCTGCGGCGTTTCTCACATTGCTAGGGAAAGTGCTCCCAACCACATTGACGGGTGATTTGACCATCAATGGCGCACTTGGCGAAGCAATACAGAAGGCTCGCCAGAGATTGGCGGAGGACAAAGTCCCACCTAAATAAGGAATTCGTGCTAACACTCGCGGAGAAGGAATCTATGGTTTTTATAAAATGAGTGATCCCGAGAGCCTCCTACGTGAGGACATTGGAGCCCTGGCCTATGACCCGCTGGGGTTTGTGCGTTACGCATACCGATGGGGCGAGGGAGAGCTTTTGGATTCGGCTAGACCTAGGGTATGGCAAGAGGAGGCATTTCGGACCATAGGCAAGCGACTCCAGGACCCATTAACAAGGCACAAGCCGATTCTGCTGGCCAGGGTGAGCGGCCACGGGATCGGCAAATCTGCGTTTATCTCCCAGCTCGTCCATTGGGGCATGAGCACATCAGTCGATTGCCGAGTAGTGATCACGGCCAACACTGAGGGCCAGCTGAGAACCAAGACATGGCCAGAGGTGCGGAAATGGTTCCGGCTGGGGATCAATGCCCATTGGTTCCGGCCAACAGCCACCAGTGTATTTGTAGAGGACCCGAGCCATCCTGACTGGCGGGCTGATGCCATCCCGTGGTCAGAGCACAACACGGAGGCATTCCAGGGGCTCCACAACAAAGGCAAGCGGATCATCCTAATCATGGATGAGGCATCGGCCATCCCTGATACCGTGTGGGAGGCCGCTGAAGGGTCTTTAACAGACGAAAACACAGAGATCATATGGGTAGTGTTTGGTAATGGAACACGCGCAACAGGCCGATTCCGTGAGATCTTCCGCAACCTAAACAACCGTTGGGACCAGGCACAGATCGACTCCCGAGATGTAGAGGGCACGAACAAGGCCCTGATTGAGGAGTGGATTAAGGAATTCGGGATTGATTCGGACTTCTGCAAGGTCCGCATTCGCGGTATGTTCCCCAATGTGTCAGCCAAGCAGTTTTTCCCTGAGTCGCTGGTGGATGCTGCTTGGGGTAGGCATCTTAGGCCTGAGCAATACGAGTGGGCACCAAAGATCATTGGTGTAGATAATGCCTGGGAAGGCGACGATGAAATCGCTATCGTCATGAGGCAAGGGTTGCTCTTCAAGATCCTTACAGTTATCCCAAAGAATGACAACGATATAGAGATCGCAAACATCATCGCGCGGTTCGAGAACCAGGAACAGGCGGATGCCGTCTGGATTGATGCTGGTTATGGAACAGGGTTGGTGTCAGTTGGCAGGACTCAGGGTAGAACGAATTGGCAGTTGGTATGGTTCGGGGGGGCATCGGCTGACCCTGGGTGTCTGAACAAGCGGGCAGAAATGCACCAAAACATGAAGAAGCTACTCATGGAAGGGGCATCAATTCCCCAGGACCAACGCCTCAGGAATGATCTGCTAGGCATAGAAACCGCACCGCGTGTTGATGGGATCCTACAGATGGAGCCAAAGAGCGCCATGAAGGCCCGCAAGTTGAAGAGTCCGAACATTCTGGATGCTTGCGCGATCACCACCGCGTTCCCGGATCCACCCCGTAAAATAAATCTTTTGCCGGGTCTTGAAAAAAAAGCGAATATGTGCGATCTTGAGTATGACGTTCTTGCCTAGGAGGGCGACCGATGTGTTTTAGCACTCCAGATGCTCCAAAGGCCAGTGCGGCTCCACCGACGGAGACGAGCGATCCCGCTATTGCTGCGGCTAATCTCAGGGCAAGAAAGAAGCAGCAAGCGATGCTTGGGTATCAAAGCACCGTCATGTCAAGTCCAACCGGCGTGATGGCGGCACCTAATCTCCAACCCAAGACGCTGATCGGAGTGTGACGTGGAAGAGACCGATCTCCAGCGTAGGAATCGAAGAGTGGCTTCGCTGAAACAGGACCGCATTTCATTCGATACTGAATGGAAAGACCTTGCCCGGCAAGTAGCACCTCATGCTGGTAGGTTCCTGCCCTCTACTGACCCAAACCGAGATCGGAATAGCCTACGAGGCAGCATCATCAACCCAGCCGCTGGTATCGCATTGCGGGCCCTGAGCGCTGGATTCATGTCTGGTGTGACTAACCCAGCGATGCCTTGGGTCATGTTCAAAATGGCGGACCCAGATCTCAACCGATACAAACCGGTAAAGGAGTGGCTGGACGTCGCGAAGATCACGATGATGGAGTGGAAGTTGAAGTCAAACATCTACGCCATTTATCCAAAGGTCTATCGTGATATCGGGCTGTTCGCCACGGGTGGGATGGGGATCATGGAATCCAGTGGAGGCGACGGCATCAGAGCCACGCATTTCCCTATCGGGTCGTTCTGTATTGGGACAGACCAAGACGGACGGGTGAATACCGCAGTTCGTGAATACAAGATGACGGCTGAGCAAATGGTAGGCGAATTTGGCCTTGACAGAGTTTCAAGCCAAGTGAAGACCGCCTACAATCGAGGCAATTATGACCAGTGGTTCGATGTAATCTGGATGGTGGAACCCAACCCTAAGCGGCGTGACGGTGCATTGCTAAGCAAGGATCTGCCGTTTGTGTCTGTGAAGTGGGAACCTTCTGAGCATGGCGAACCCCTGTCATTGAAGGGATACCACGAATTCCCCTTGATGTTCCCCCGTTGGGACGTTGAGGGAGAATCCGCTTGGGGCACTGACTGCCCTGGGATGATGGCATTTGGGTCCACGAAGAGCCTCCAGAGCCGAGAGAAGGAGGGGTTGAACGCGCTGCACATGTCAATCAAGCCCCCAATGGTGGGGCCAACAGGCATGGAGCGCCCATCGCTTATCCCGGCAAGTGTGACAATCGAGCCCCAAGGGCCAGGGAATGGGTTCCGCGCTGCGGTCCAAATCAATCCTCACTTTGCTGAGATGCAGGCATCCTGTGACAGTGTAAAGGGAGACATCCGGTCCATCTTCTTTTCTGACTTGTTCCTGATGCTCACGAATAGCCCAGACCACAACAAGACCGCGTATGAAGTCGCCCAACTCCAGCAGGAGAAGCTCCAGCAGTTGGGGCCTGTGTCTATTCGCGTGAATGACGAGCTCCTAGACCAAGATGTGATGCGAACCTTTGGGATCATGCAACGAGCCGGTGCGCTCCCCCCACCTCCTCCTGAGATGCAGGGTGCACTCATGACCATCGAATACATCACGACCATGAGCCAAGCCCTGAAGTCTGTCGGAATCACTGGGATTGAACGGCTCTATCAGTTCGCCGGGTCCCTTGTGCCGGTCTTTGGTCAGGGCATCATTGATAAGTTCAACACTGATGAATCAATCGACCAGTATGCAGAGCGGATCGGAACGCCTCCTTCTATCGTGCGCGACAAGATCGAGGTTTCCACCATTCGCCAGGACCGTGCTCAACAGGTCCAGATGGCTCAAATGGCTCAGAGTATTGGGACCGCTGCCCAGATAGGCAAAACTCTGTCTGAAACCAATGTGACAGACCCCAGCGCTTTGACCCAGATCCAAGCCGCGATGCAGGGAGGCGGGGCACTGCCCGGCGCTGCCGGTGTGATGGCTTCACCAATGCAAGGAGGCGTCCCCAATGGATGAGGAAGTCTACATCGAACCCGAGAAGCAGCTCGAGAAGATCTCCAAGTCAGAGAGGGCCCTCCTTCAAAAGCGGCTTTCTTGGTTGGATAAGGTCCTCTCGATTCCGGGTGGTGATGGCATGCGCTACATCAATTGGATCAGCAACGAGGAGGAACGATGGAATGAAACCCCGATGAACAGTAATTCAAACTGGGCATCGTTCTTCAAGGGCAAGGCCGAACACGCGATTTCCATCATGAAGTTCATTCGAACGCATCGACCTGAGAAGTATCTGGAGATGCAGGCCCTATTGCTTTCAGACCAAAAGGAGAAAGAGCATGAGCGACGAAACAACGGTTAATGCGGCAACCCAAACGACCGCCACGACCGAA